GTGAGAACTGCTGACCAAGCATCGCACCCGCAGCAGCGACCGCACCGCTCGGCAAAAGTGCAGACATAAGCGAACCTACAAGTCCACCGCCCGTACCCGCACCCGATGCACCCGCTGTTGCTCCGCCTTTTGCAATCGAACCCGCAATGACCGAGGGGATGAGTTTGGACACCGCACTGCCTAACTTGATCCCAAGATAAGCTGCAAGACCACCCGCAATTTCATCCATGAACCCGGCTCTTTCGAGTCCATCTACGGCACTATTGAACAATCCTTTAATGCCGTTCTTTAGCTCCGTTGTATCAGCCGATTCAATAGCCTCTCCAACATCTTCCCAAGGAATTGCATTAACGGCTGTGGTTAAGAGGTCTACTATCTTTGATGCAATATCTACGGCATTTTGAACACCCTGTTTGAGGTCAATATTTTCAAACATGGATGTAATCATGTCACTCAACCATGTTTTCATTGTGTCGAACGGCAAGGTCTTTAATGCACCCGTTGCAAAGTCAATTATCTTCTTGATGCCGTTGGACAAGAATATGCCCGCCTCTTTAGGATCAATTCCACGGAGCATATTATCAATGGCTGTGCCAAACGATGATCCTAACCCCTTGGCATCAATTCCTTTGATAGTCTTATTTGTGGTCTTGATGATTCCGCCAATGGCTACTCCGAGTTCTTTTCCTATCTTCGGCAATAAGGTCTGAATAGCACCCACAAAATCTTTGACGGGTATGTTACCTATCGCCCTTGAGAAGAGTTCAACTATGCCTTTTCCAAGCCCGGTAAGGTCTACATCTTTGAAACCTATCACGAGTTCAAATAAGGCTTTCCACTTCTGCGTAAGAGCCTCACCGATATCTCCCCAATTAAGATTGTTGATAAATGAGGTGAAGCCGTCGGAAAGATTCTTTCCAAGGTCCCTGAAATGAAACTCTTTGAAAAATGTATTGATTGAAAGTGCTACGGTATTAAGTCCATCGGCTACACTCTTGCCAACAAGAGGGAATGATATTCCCATCAGGACACCATCAAGCAGTGAGCCGAATCTTCTTGCCCATATACGAGCCGAGGATTTGACACTATCCCACTTGATGTTCGCCAGGTTCTCATTTATTTTGCTTGCAATGCCTGTTCCGAGGATTCTCCAACTCGTGGACTCAAGTATGTTCTGAATCCAACTATCAACCGGGACTTCCTCAAACATTTTTGAGTAGTCGAGGTTGTCATTCTTTTTACTTCCACTGCCCTTGTTAGGATCATCAAGTTTATTCAGTTCATCAAACCCAAGGACGGTTCTCTTTAACTCTTTGGCTTTCTTTGTGGAGAGGTCAGCTGCATCGGCATAAGAATACTGATACTTGAGAGCCTTTCTCCATACAGATGCCCCCGACAGAGCTGCCATTGCCTGGTTGATAGCATTTGTCAAGGCAACAAACTTATCCACCAAAGAATCAATGATAGGAGCAACATAATCCAATAAAGGAGACACCATTGCTCCGACAGCGTTCTTGAGATAAAGGAAAGCCGTAGCGAGCCTGTCCATCGTGTCAACGAACTTCGCTGCTGATGAATAAGTATTAGCCCAAGCCTGTCCCCACATATAGAGGTTCTGTATTCCCTCTTTCATTGCCTTGGAGATTTCCTTGAGAGCCGACCTTATCAGACGGTAAATGGCTATCCTTGAAAGCGAGGATATGAACCTATTCCATCTCTTTGAGAGGTCTGTTACATTGTTCGCAAGGTTCTTCAAAGGAGCAGCAATCATGTTGATTATTCCTTTTGTCGAACCCATTGCAACAGAACTGACCGGGAGTTTTACGATACTATATAATGCACGGGTAAGCGTAGATATCCTGACAAGTACGATACTTGCAGCTTTATCCACTACGCTTGCATTTGATAAGACAATAGATTTGATCTGCGATGCTGCGGATTTCCATGCTTCGGTCAACTCACCAAGGATAGGAATATTCCTTGTGATTGCCCTTGACATACCGCCTAAATCGCTTATTATGCCCGTTGAATCAAACGCACTATATAATTCACTACCTACTTTGGAAACGGCTTTGTTGACCGTCTCAATGGCATTGACAGCCGACTTCCATGCGTCAGCGAATTTCTTGGCACTGCTATCTTCTATGCTCTGCTTTCGTAATCTCTCAACAGTTCTTGTGGCTGTTCCGGCTGCGGATGAAATCGTACTAAAAGCAGAGGCTATTCTTTCAAGCCTCGACAAAGTGTCATCACTGACCGCATCATTAAGTTGGTGGGAAAATTTTGCTACCGCCTGAGCAACGGCTGTGAAGTTGGCAGACAAATCTTCCGCAGCACCAAGTTTCTTGATGCTACCCAAGGATGATGCAAAAGATTTTATTCCGTCTGCTAACTCTTGAAATTTTGTGTGAGCCAGGGTATGTGACATTTTGGAAAGAAGTTCTGTGATCCGTCCAAAACTCTGACTCATCTGATTAGTGTCTGCACCCAGCCTTATAAGGCGAGTGATAGACCTATTGAATTGTGAGATATTTTTACTTGCTCCGGGAAGACTTTCCGTTGAAGAAGTAATCTTGTCAAAATTTTCTTTGAGTTGCGGAGTAACTTGCATGTTCTGCAAGCCTTTAAGAGCGGTGGATAATTTTTCCACACTATCCGCAGCTTTGCCGAGGCTGGACATTCCGCTTGTGAATGATTTCCAACCTTTGTCATTGGCAGCCGTGTTCAACTTTTCGACTATCTTCGTAATCTGTTTAAGTTGAGCAACGGCTGCCCCTGTCTCGGCTTGTATTCGTATTGTTAAGGAATCAATTTCTGCCATTTTTAATACCTTTTTCTTTCAGGCTTTCTACCCATGCTTTCAGGAAATTAGCGGTCTTACTCGCCTCTTCCATAGTCTTTTGATTCCTTGCTCTCTCTGTTATTGCAATCGGCTCTTTTATGTATTCATCGGCTTTATGCTTCTTTGAAAAAGGATTGAGGATCGGTTGTAATGCTCCGATGCCGTGATATACATAAAGCCCTTGCAACCACTTTTCATAGTTCATGCGGTCAACCCGCATTTCCTCTGCCTGTCTAAAGGCTTTTGTGAGCCACGGTTCACCATGCCAATACAATTCGTAGGACATCCCGATAGACAAATAGTAAGGAAACATCTCCTTAAACGTCTCGGTATAAGACTTTGCGGAGCGTTTGCCTACTTGACGCTCCACGTTATCTTTTTTGATTCGTCCTCCGGCTCTTTCATCAAAGCCTCCATAGGCTCGTTGTACAGATTAACAAGGGCTTCAAATAGGGTATCCTTGTCGGTAAGTCCCTCCCATATCTCATCCACATTGCTCTGTGAGATACGGGGGTGGTGAGCAATAAATGCTCCTTTGAACAGAGTAAGGAGAGAGGTCATAGGCTGTGTCTGTGCGACATCAAGACTAAAACCCGTTCTCTCCATCTGCTTGATAGAGTCCCTTGTGAACTCAAGTGTGTACTGTGTGCCTTTGTGGTCAAATACGATTGCCATAAATTTTTCCTCCCCGTTTAATAGTTTATGATCCTGAGGTTGCCTCTGTATTCATCTCACCAGCGGTGTAGACGGGTACAGTTTCAGGAGTAACAGCGATGGTGACAGGAATTGCTTCATCAGTTCCGCCACCACCAAGAACTGCGGTGTAACGTCCGTCGAACTCAATCTTGAGGATGGAGCCGGTAGGAGTGATGGTATTGCCACTCTTCTGTCCGCCAACCCAAAATGCAAGGTGCTCGACATCACTTGTTCCCTTTGCAACAAGGGGCAGAGTGGTCTTGTCAAGGAATCCGCTGAACTCAAGATTTCCACCATTGTCGATGAGGGCGGGAATATAAACATGTGCCCAATCGGAAAGAGTGGTTACGTCAATGGCATTGGGAGCCTGAGCCATATCGGGGAAATTGGAGATGTCACAGAGTTTGTCATAGTCACCGCCAGTAAGAGCATAGGTGATTACAACAGAATCTCCATCGCTGGGAGCGGTGGTGAAAGTGACGACCTTGCCCGATACGGAGTAGTCGGTGTCTTCAACGGTCGTTCCATCGACCTTAACGACTATCTCCGAACCCGACTTGGGGGTTTTGGAGAGTGTGAATGCGGTCTTGCTGCCATCGCCTGAGAAAGTATCAGTAGCAGAACTTGCATCGATCATCAGGAAACATCCGGCTGTTAATACTGCCATAATTATTACCTCCTTATGTGTGGTAAATATATTTGTTCGAATCTGCAACACCTCTGTACCTTGCGAATAATCTCGCCTTGTACATGTCAGATGTTGGTCTCATAGGTTGAGCCGTTGCTCTTTCAAACCCGAGGGAGACCATCTCATCATCAATGACTTTCAGGATTGCTTTGCATTCACCTTTTGAACCATTGACTTTGTTTGAGTAAATGTCCGCCTCAAAAACAACGGTGTCGAAATTGTTTGTACGGCTTGAATTGTGATGCGTTACACGCTCATAATCGTCGGATTGTTCAAAGAATACCCAAGGGAATGATGCGGGAATCTCCTGGTAAGATGATCCGAGGATATCTTTATACCCGGCAGATGAAAGGGCATTATCTATGCGGTTGATGATGATATTCTCGATGTCCGTCATTTAAATATCCTCAAGGGTGTATTTCTTACGTAATAATCCATTGCCTTAAAAGCGTTGTACATACCTCTTGCGGGGTTCTGCCCCCAATGAAGTCTTTTATCGTGGGGCCATGCTCCATGGAAATGGTCGAGTTTCGGAGGGACAAGAAAACCTTTACCGGGACCACCCGAATAGGAACTTGGATAGAAACCAAATTGAGCTGCGTATGGATTCTCATAGTCCATGTTCAGACCCGTTCCAAACTCAAGGAACGCTATGTCTTCACCCGATGCTACAAGTTCCAATCCGTTTTCAATATGTGTTGCGGGGTCAATCACTGTGGTATGTTCATTGGCGGGTTCTCCCTCCAATGTCACGGCATTGTCATAACAGAACTTTGCCTCATCAAACCCCGTTCTCCATACATCCTGTAAGTAGTTATGCAACTCTCCCTTATATCTAAAGTCCTCTAAATCGCTTGTGGCTTTTTCGAGTTTCTTTATGAGTTTGTCGCATCCCGTGATTGTCATTTTGTCTGAACCCTTTTGATTGCAAGAGTGGTATGATTCAGGGATTTTGCAACCCTCGTAACGATGTAGTTATAAAGTGGTATGGTCTGCTCTTCGTCCTCATAGGTCGGGTCGGTATCAACAAACAGAACGGTGTCTTCGGTAATGTCCCAATCAAGTCCTTGCAGAACTATTGTTTTGTCATACTCGATGCCGATACCGAACTGTTCGACATCGGCTGAACCCGTTGCTGCTGAGATATTTCCTCTTGCCTCTTGTGCGGGGAGATATTCGGGAGTGTACTCGCCCGTGAAGTTATGATCTTCGTCATAAATCTTTTCTCTCGCAACATGTAGGCAATAATAAAATTTTCTCTTGTTGTAATCGAGTGTTCTCATACTACTGTTATAATCAGGGATGCGGTCATTAATGACTTCTTCCCGGTTACTGTGATGGTTACTTCTCCCGTCGATATTGCGGTAATGACTCCATCTTCGACCGTGGCAATGGTTTCATCGCTTGTTTCGAAAATGTAACCCTCATTAACTGTCTTTAAGGTCTTATCCGTACATACAACTTCGGTATAAGCCTTAATCACTCCCGAGTCCCCGATGGGTAAGGACACGAACCCAGCACTTGCTATTACCTCAATGGTGTCGGGTATTGCCTCGCCTATCACTCGGGCATAAGGGACAATCTTCTTGAGCAAACTATCGGAAACCAATCCGTTCTCGTAAGTCCTTTTGACACCATTCTCGGTGTGGTCTTTCTCTCCCTCGGCCCCTCTGTGCAGATAGAGTTCATTGGCTATCTGCACATGGAGGGTATCATATCTTGGAGGTACTTCTGCCAGGACATAATTCGTAAGGAAAGGGAAAGCCCTATGGATTACGATGTCTTCCGCAAGGTCAAGGTAGGTCGATAACATAGCGGAGTCAGCCTCGCTATCGCCACAAATCTTTTGCAGCATTGTCAACTTTTCCGCTTTTGTCATTTCGGTCTCCTTATGATGCGGTGTAGTGGTATTCGATGGTGATTACATCCGTTGCAGCGGGTGCTGTGGTGAATGTAACCTTGTTCGATCCGAAAGTATATCCAGAAGTGATGATTACACCGTTTACAGATACAACAGGGGTATCAGTAGCGGTCTTATCAAGGGTAAATACGGTAGTATTTCCGTCGCCCTCTTCGGTCTGGATAGTGTGTACGGATGCTCCGGCAAGTGCAAGCTGCACGATCTGTGTATCGTTGGTGAGAGCTGCGATGTAATACTTTCTTGCAAAGAGGTTGTTCATCCTCTTGTTTGCCTCATCCTTTGCTCTTGCAGCAACTTCGGTCTCAACTCCCGTCTTGTTGAAGATGGTAACTGCCTTGTCAGTTCCGACATAGATCATCTTCTCGGATGCGTTCTGCTTTACATAGAGAGCAACACCCGCAACAGTTCCGACATAGCCCTGACTCCATGCAAGGGTAGGATCATAAACTATCTGATCTTTCATTGCCTTACGTGCAAGTGCAAGGGTAGCAGCGTCCATGATTGCCCAAAGGGTAGGAATGGTTCTGCCCTGGTACTCTCTTGCGGTCTCATTGCCGTCAACGAAACTGATGTTTGCAGTTGCATCGACAAAAGCCTCAAAGTTGGGAGCAGATGCGACAACCGCACGGGATGCCTTTGCCATTTCTCCGTAAAGGTCTGCATTGACCTTATCGAAAAGGGAAATACCGAGGCGGGCAACACCCGTCTGGATTGCAACAGGGTCTCTCATAAGTGCTTCGTCAGAGTAAGGAAACCATGCCTGAGCACACTTGATCCTGTACTCTTTCTCAACAAGGGTGGTCTTGATGTAATCACTGTTACCCTGTCCCTCTGCCACATCTTCTGCCTCGCCCGTTGCTCCGTAGACATTGATCTTGCGGATATCTCCGGCTGTTCCCTGAAGTTCGTTGTCAACAGTAGCGAACCCGGTAAGATTGAGGTGGGATGCGTACATATCTTCGATTTCATTGGACGCAAAACCCTGATTGAGAGTTGCTACACTCTGTAATGATGCTGTCTGTGCCATAATTCGTTATCCTCCTATAATTGTTGTAGGTAAGGGGTGGCACTCACGATATGTGCCATCCGTATTTACTTTACTTTTCGTAAAGTTTTTCGTACTCGTCCGGGTTTTCGTTAGCGAACTTCATTCGTTCTGCCGGACTTAATTTTCTGAATGCCTCAAGTGTCATAGTGGAAGTTTTTCCGCCCTCGCCACTCGGTCTGGGGGTAGTTTTCAGCAACTCGGCTTTGTATGCCTTGTCGTGTTCGGCAATGAATGCGTCCATGGTCCCAAAGAATGCTTCACTATCCCCATTGGTGAAAGCCTCTGATGCTTTAAGGGCTGAATCCTCATTCATGCCTATTTTCAGGAATGATGCCTTTCTCTCGGAAATGGTCTTTTCCCTCTGCAAAGTCTCAATCTGCTCCTTGAGTTCTGCCATCTGCTTTTCGGTATCAGATGTTCCCTCGTTGGTCTTCTCTTCGAGTTCCTTGAGTTTCCTCTTGTACTCAGCAGCCTCGGAGTTTGCCTTGGTGGTGGCTTTCTTGTATCTCTCTAACTCTGCGGAATTGTCTTCCATATCAAGAGCCTCAAGAGCCTTGACCTTTTCCTCTGCTGACATTTCGGCATAGCCGTCGATCTTGCTTGTATCTAACATTTAGACCTCCTTGCGTTTAAAGCGGTTCACTCCGCACTCTGATTTAAAAAGGCTTGTCTGCCTTTGCGTTTACAGTTCACTCTGTTATTTATAAATTTACACAATTTTCTGACAATTTCAATAGTTTTGGGGATAATGTCAGAAAAATGTGGATTAACCTCCCCAGGAGCGGATGGTCGCCATCTCACGGCAAGTCATTCGCCCCTTTTCATCCCAGAACGGGGAGGAACGGGATGCTAAATTGTCTGACTATTTGACGTATGGTCTTAAATTGCACCTACAATTATAATGTAACGGAATAATTATTTTGTCAATTTCAAATATTTTCCCGTCTTTTTCTTCACATTCCGCACAAACCTTGATGTCTCGCTGAGTCTCCCATATCACACGGGTCACTCCCATAGCCTTTAGCCCCTCAACGTAGGATTCCATCGAGATATTGTCCCCACTCTGTTTAGCCTGAAGATTCCAATACCTCAAAGCCTTGTCGATTTCCTTTTTTATGTCAGATTTGCCGTCCGACATGAGGAGTGTTTCAATAGACCGGGCAATCTTCCGCTCATATTCATTGTTAAAGACATACTTGACAATGCGGTTGTCCTTGTTTAGGTACTTTTCCACAAAATCTTTTGCGTCAAAAGTCTTCTCTTTGCGGAATCCGTCTCTTTTACCGACAAAATACTTAATCTTATTGCTTTTCTTGGAGATTACATTCTCACAAGAGTCCTCAAAGTAATGCAGAGACAGCAGAATCAGGATATCAATGAGTTCGTCATAGCATTTCTTATAGGCAACCGTGACTTTTTGGCTGACGATCTTGTACCCTTTGGAGGCATTCAATTCGTCAAAAGCCAGAGCCTGTAACTCCCGGTTAAGGGAATTAAAGACTCTGACTATGAATAAAGCGTATTTCTTATAGAGTTTGTCGGTGTAGTCGTATTTCATTCGGTTTCGTCCGACTCCTCATTTTTGAGGAGTCCGTCTTCAGCCATAAGTGCACTTGCGGTCTTTGTCTCCTGTTCGTCATGCCACTTTTTTGCCTCTTTGAAAGCTGCATCGGGATCGGGGAACATATCGCTGTGTTCGAATGCCTGTTGAGGTGCAATCCACTCGTTTGAAAGCATGGTCACAAGATTTGAGACCTTTGCAGAGTCATTGGTGTAGTTTCTACGAGGGAATCTGATGTTGACCTGGGTAAGCCCGATATTCGTACCGCCCATATTATTAGCGATA